AGATAGCCGCCCACCTGTAGAGGTAGCAGCGGCAGAATAAGGAGCTTGAATGGCAACCGCCTTCGACCAGATTAAAGCGGCCCTCCGGCTTATCGGCCAGCTGGCTGAAGGTGAAGAGCCTTCCCCGCAAGCAGCGCAAGATGCGTTGAACGCCATGAATCAGATGATTGATTCGTGGAATACCGAGCGTTTGGCTGTCTTCTGTACGGAAGACCAAGTGTTTAACTGGCCGCCAAACGAAATTACCCGCACGTTAGGGCCGACCGGCGACTTTGTCGGCAACCGTCCGATTCTGATTGACGACGCCACGTATTTCCGTGACCCGCAGACTAACGTCTCGTACGGCATCAAGCTGATCAATCAGCAGCAGTACAACGGTATTGCGGTTAAGACCGTGACCAGCACGTACCCGCAGGTCATGTTCGTCAACAATACGTTCCCTGACATCACTATGACCGTTTACCCAAAGCCCACACGGCTTTTGGAATGGCATTTTGTGTCGGTGCAACAGCTGACTAAGCCCGCCGCATTAAACACCGTATTGTCCTTCCCGCCAGGCTATCTGCGGGCGTTCAAGTACAACTTGGCGATGGAAATTGCCAACGAGTTTGGTGTTGAGCCGATGCCGCAGGTAACGCGGATTGCAATGACATCTAAGCGAAATCTGAAGCGCATCAACAACCCAGATGACGTGATGTCAATGCCTTATGCAATCGTGGCTAACCGGCAACGTTACAACATCTACGCAGGTAACTTCTAAGCCGTGAAGACGCCTATCCTCGGCCAATCGTACGTCGCGCGCAGCTTGAACGCTGCGGCGGCACGTATGGTCAACCTGTACCCAGAGATCACCCCGTCGCCAGAAGGCAACGAGCCTGCGTACCTGAACCGCGCGCCAGGCTTACGTCGGCTGGCTACCGTCGGTACTGGCCCTATCCGTGGTTTGTGGTCGTACGGCGGCTATGGCTACGTGGTGTCGGGCTCTCGGCTGTATCGGGTTGACACCAACTGGACAGTCACCCAGATCGGCGGCGTGTCGGGCACTGGGCCTGTGTCGATGGTCGACAACGGCACGCAGCTCTTCATCGCGGCTAACCCTGAAGGCTTTATCTACGACGCGTCGACCGAAGCGTACGCCGAGATCACCGACGTAGACTTCCCCGGCGCGGTAACGGTTGGCTACTTGGATGGCTACTTTATCTTCCAAGAGCCTAACTCCCAGAAGTTTTGGGTGTCTGAGCTGCTGGACGGTACGCAACTTGACCCGCTGAGCTTTGCCAGCGCCGAAGGTATGCCGGACAACTTGGTGTCGCTGTTTGTCGACCACCGCGAGGTCTGGTTGTTTGGCACCCAGTCGGTTGAGGTCTGGTACAACGCAGGTACCTCGCCCTTCCCGTTGGCTCGCATCCAAGGTGCTGTCAACGAGCTGGGCTGCGCGGCAACCTACTCGGTTGCTAAGATGGACAACTCGCTATTCTGGCTTGGGGCAGATGCCCGTGGCCAAGGCGTGGTGTTCCGTGCCCAAGGCTATACCGGCCAGCGCATCTCAACCCATGCAGTTGAATTCGCTATTCAGAGCTACGGCTCCATCTCGGACGCCATTGGTTTTACCTATCAGCAAGACGGCCACGCCTTTTACGTGCTGAGCTTTCCAAGCGCCCAACGCACTTGGGTGTTTGACGTAGCTACCGGCGCATGGCATGAGCGCGCAGGTTTTGCCAACGGTGACTTTATCCGCCACCGTGCCAACTGCCAGATGTTCTACAACAACGAGGTCGTCGTTGGTGACTTCCAGAACGGCAAGATTTACGCGTACGACTTGGACGTGTTTGCTGACGACAACCTGCCACAGAAGTGGCTGCGGTCGTGGCGGGCACTGCCCACCGGCCAGAACAACCTAAAGCGTACCGCTCAGCACACGCTGCAGCTCGAGTGCGAGACAGGGGTTGGTCTGATCACCGGTCAAGGCAACGACCCACAGGTCATCATGCGCTGGTCGGATGACGGTGGCCACACCTGGTCAAACGAGCATTGGACGGGCATGGGCAAGATCGGCAACTACGGCTACCGTGCCTTCTGGCGGCGGCTGGGTATGACCGAAAAGCTGCGTGACCGCGTGTACGAGGTGTCCGGCACCGACCCCGTCAAGATCGCCATTTTGGGTGCCGAGTTAGTGTTGACCGGCACCAATGCCTAATCCCGATAACGAACCGCAACTCCCTAAGAACCAGTCGCCGATCACCGACGACCGGACGGGGATGGTGTCGCGTGACTGGTATCGGTTCTTCCTAAACCTGCTCAACAAAGCCAACTCCGGCGGCGGCGGCTCTGGCACCGTCACGTCGGTCAATGTCTCCGGTGGCACGACAGGCCTGACAACCTCGGGCGGCCCAGTCACAACCTCTGGCACCATCACGCTGGCAGGCACGCTGGATGTCGATAACGGCGGCACGGGCGCCACCACAGCGGCTAACGCTCGCGCAAACTTAAGCGCAGCGCAAAGCGGCGCAAACACGGACATTACGTCGATTGCGCTGACTACAGGCACCATAAGCACAGCGCCTAGCGGAAACAATGACATAGTCAACAAATTTTATGCTGACACGCTTATCAGCGGCGTTAACTTTCATGCTGCGTGTAATTACGCCACCACGGCGGCTCTGTCGCCTGCCAATACATACAACAATGGTACGGGCGGTGTGGGCGCTACGCTTACGGCCAGCTCCAACGGTACGCTGACCATTGACGGGTATACGTTTGTTACCGCCGATATAGGCAAGCGGATACTAGTAAAAGATGAAGCTGCTGGCGCTAATAATGGCGTCTACACATTGACGCAAGAAGGATCGGCATCCCAGCCATATATTCTTACGCGTGCTACCGACTACGATACTGCGGGCACGGGCGCTAATTCGATAGACCAAGGCGATTTAATGCTTGTCTTGTCGGGGGCTGTTAACGCTAATACGTCTTGGGTTCAGCAAACCGCGTTGCCAATTACGGTCGGCACCACGGCACTTGTATTTGTTCAATTTGCAGCGGTTCAAACGTATTCTGCAGGTACGGGGCTAAGCCTTGCCAGCAATACGTTTTCAATCACCAATACTGGCACAGCAGGCACGTACGGCTCTGCATCGGCAGTGCCGGTGTTTACCACCAACGCCCAAGGCCAAGTTACTAGCGTAACCGACACAGCTATCGCCATATCGGGCAGCGCCGTGTCGGGCAACATCAGCGGCCAAGCGGGCAGCGTTGCTAACGCGTTAACGGCAGGTACTGGCATTTCGTACAGTGTCGGCACAACCTACGACGGTTCGGCAGCGGTTACGATCAATAACAGCGGCGTCACTAGCTTTAATACGCGTACTGGCAGCGTTACTCTATCGTCGTCTGACGTTACAACAGCTTTAACTTACACGCCGGTCAACAGAGCTGGCGATACGATGACCGGGAAGCTAAACCTTCCTGCGGTCACAACCGCCGCTTCCCCAATAAATTTAGGTCTAGGCGCCACTACAACAGCCCCTACCTCGCCAGTTGACGGTGATGTTTGGGTAAACGCCACTAACGGTTTGCAGTTTAGGGTTAGCGGCGCAACCCGCACAACAGCTGCACTTCAAACAGCGCAGTCGTTTAGCGCCTTACAGACGTTTAACTCCGGGATAACTTGTTCAATTGGCGCAGTAACCTTCGGCCAAACGGCAAGTGCAATCACGCTCGGTGCGGCCACATCAACCGGAACTATTACTGTTGGTCAGACAACCGGCGCATCGCAAACATTAAATATTCAATCTGGCGCGCTTACCACTGGTTTTACCAAGACAATTAACATTGGTGCAAACGGTCTTTCGGGATCTACTACAACAATGGTAATTGGCTCGGCTAACGGAACTACAGTTGCAGCGAATGGCTCTTGGACGTTTCCAAGCACAATTACCGGCAGTATCAGCGGCACTGCTGCCAACGTAACGGGCACGGTGGCAATTGCCAATGGCGGCACAGGCCAAACAACTCGTCAAGCCGCAATGGACGCACTGGCTGGCGCCGTTACATCTGGGCAGTATTTACGTGGGGACGGAACCGACGTCGTAATGTCTGCTATCCAAGTTGCCGACGTACCGACACTTAACCAAAACACAACAGGCACGGCTAGTAACGTAACGGGCACGGTTGCTGTCGCCAACGGTGGCACTGGTGCGACAACCGCCGCAACAGCGCGCACAAACCTTGGGGCAACCACTGTTGGGTCAAACTTCTTTACCCTAGCTAACCCAAGCGCGATTACTTTTGTGCGTATCAACGCAGACAATACGGTATCTACGCTTGACGCAGCTACATTTAGAACTGCGATCGGCGCGGGCACTGGCAACGGTACAGTTACCAGCGTCACAGGCACAAGCCCCGTGGTGTCTTCGGGCGGCACCACGCCAGCAATTAGTTTGGCAACGGGTTACGGCGACACCCAAAACCCATACGCCAGCAAAACAGCCAATTTCTTTTTGGCAGCACCTAACGGCACGGCTGGCGCGCCGACTTTCCGCGCGGTTGTCGCAGCTGACATCCCTACGCTAAACCAGAATACGACCGGCACCGCCAGCAACGTGACTGGCACAGTGGCGATAGCCAACGGCGGCACAGGCGAGACAACCCGTCAAGCTGCGATGGACGCGCTGGCTGGAGCGGTGACGTCAGGGCAGTATCTGCGCGGCAATGGCACCGACGTGGTCATGTCCGCTATTCAGGCAGCGGACGTGCCGACCCTGAACCAAAACACCACGGGTACGGCCAGCAACGTCACGGGTACAGTAGCCATTGCTAATGGTGGTACTGGCCAGACAACTGCCAGCGCAGCGTTTAATGCCTTGTCGCCAGTCACCAGCACGGGCGATCTGATCATTGGCAACGGTGCCAACAGCTCAACCCGCCTGCCGATTGGGGCGAACAACTACGTTCTGACCTCGAATGGCACGACGGCTGTCTGGGCGGTAGCCAGCGGCTCGGGCGCTACGATTACCAACGACACCTCGACATCAACGAATGTCTACCCGACCTTCGCGGCAGCTACCTCCGGCGCGTTGTCGACCATCTATACCAGCAACGCCAAATATCTGTACAAACCCAGCACAGGTGAATTAACATCTGAGCATTTCATAGCGGGCAATGGCATATTTGTCAATAATCTAACGATTGATGTCAGCTATACCATTGCAGCAGGTACGTCGGGCATGTCAGCCGGGCCGGTTACGGTGGCGAGCGGCACGACGGTGACAGTAGCCAGCGGCTCACGATGGGTGGTGATGTGACCGTTTACATACAGTTTTAACGGAGAGTAATTATGGCAGCTTGGATGTTACCAGCAGCGATTGCGGGCAGCAGTATTCTTGGCGCGTTTGCGTCAAAAAGCGCCGCCGACACACAAGCTGGCGCAACTGACCGCTCAACAGCAGCTCAAGAACGCATGTTTGGCAAGCAAGTTGAGCTGCAGGAGCCGTTCCGCCAAGTGGGCGTTAACGCATTGCCCGAGCTGGTCGCTGCCTCTCGCTACGAGCCATTCACAATGGAAAAGTTTCGAGCCGACCCAGGCTACGGATTCCGGTTGAAAGAAGGCTTACGTGCAATAGAAAACAGCGCGTTAGCTGGCGGTATGGGCCGGTCGGGCGCCACCTTGCGGGGGCTTACTCGGTACGGTCAAGAGCTAGGGTCGGAAGAATTCACCAACGCATTTAACCGCTACCAAGCTGAACGTAACGCGCGTCTTAACCCACTGCAAAGTTTAGCTGGCATGGGTCAAACAACTTCGCAGAATATTGCGGGCGCGGCAGGCCGATTAGGTGAAAACATTGGCGCCAACATGATCCAAGGTGGCGTTGCGCGTGCGTCCGGCTACATGGGTGCAGCTAATGCGTTGTCCGGCGGTCTGTCGCAATATCTGGCGTACAACCAAAATCAAACACAAAACGCTAGAGATCAAGCCTACATTGATCTGTTACGCAGCCAACGGCCAACATATTTTACGCAAGGATAATCATGGCGCAGATTGATCCTAACATCGCGATGGGGTTTCGCCCCGTTCAAATTCCGCTTGAAGAAAGCCCGCTCAACCGTATGCAAAAGTATGCGGATTTTGAGAATGCGCTTGTAAAGTCGCAAGAACTACAGCGCAGCGCACAACAACGCAACGCGCTATCGCGTATTCGTGCCTCTGGACTAGACATAGAGTCGCCAGAGTATTTAACTCGCGTATCGCAAGAAGCACCCGATTTAGCAGATGTTGAAACAGAGAGACAATTAAAACGTTTGCAGCTTCGTGAGGCAAAACAAACTGCTGATCTAAAACAATCTCAGTTAACAAGAGAACAGCTTAGAACAGCAAAAAAAGAATTACTTGCGCTTCCAAATTTAGATGCGGCGCTAAAAGACATTTATGACGGCGTACAGTCCGGAGTATTGACCGCAGAGCAAGGTGAAGCGTTGCGAGCCGGACTCCCTACGGACGAAGCTGAATTTCCGAAGTGGCAGCAAAAACAATTGCTCGGGTATTTGACAGTAGAACAGCAGCTTAGCCGCGCAGAACCCAAAATCGAAAAAGTTGATATTGGCGGCGCGATTAAGTTTATCGACGTCAACCCGAACAGCTCGACTTACAACCAAGAAGTTGGGCCTAAATCTATCACTAAAACTGCTGCGCCTGTTGCACCTAGCAAAGTGGTTCAGTTGCAGGGCGAACTTGATACAGCGAAAAAAACGTACGGTGTAAATAGCCCACAAGCGAAACAGATTCAGAACGAGATTGAGCAAGAGACTGGCGGCTTGGAGCGCCAGCGTATTGGACAAGATGCTAAACGTCTTCAGCTTGAGGCGCGGCGAGTCGACATAGATCAAAAACGTCAAGCTTTGGCAGAACAAAACGCAAAAAGAGACGCAGACCCAGCATTTCAACAACGCATGGCTGCTGCGCGCGCGACAGGCGAAGCTACGGCGAAAGATGAAGTTAAAGCAAGACAGACGTTGCCAGGCGTTATCTTGCGCGGTGAAGAAGGTGTACGCTTAATCGACAGCTTAGTTGGTAAAGCACCAGTTAAAGATAAAAACGGCAAAGTAGTAGAAAAAGGAACTGCGCCGCATCCTGGGTTTGAAACGGCGGTCGGCGCTACTTGGTTGCCCGGATCGCGTTTTGTACCCGGCACAGACGCCGCAGACTTTCAAGCTAGATTTGAGCAACTTAAAGGCGCTTCTTTCTTGGAAGCCTTTGAGACGCTTAAAGGCGGCGGCGCTATTACCAACATTGAAGGTGAAAAAGGCACTGCGGCTATTAACCGTATGGCTTTGGCGCAGTCGGAAAAAGAATTTGTTGACGCCGCGCGCGATGTACAGCGAATTATGAACGCCGGTATAAAACGCGCTAGAACGCGAGCTAGTATGCCGCAATCTGGCACCTCTACTGCGCCGCCAACCGGCTATGTACTGGATAAATAATGGCTCTTGAAACCGCGACTAACCCTAACACTGGCGAACGCGTTGCATTGGTCAACGGCCAGTGGCAACCGATTGCGCAGACTGCTACCAATAAAGAAGGCAAGAAAGCCTATCTTGTTGGTGAGCAGTGGTTAACTGACGAACCGTCATTGCCGGAAGTAACGGTGACACCGGACAGTATGACTGTTAGTGAAGTGCCTGGGCCTCGCGGTCAACCGCCTGCATGGGCTAAAGACTTTCCCGGTCTGTACCAAGGCGCGCAGACTGCACGTCAGATGCTTGGCCCAACGGTTGAAGCAGGCGGTGCAGTTGCTGGCGGTTTGTTTGGCGCGCCTGCTGGCCCTGCTGGTGTTGTCATGGGTTCCGCTGCTGGTTACGGCTTGGGTGCAGGCGCGCTACGTCAAGCAGATATTGCGCTAGGCAACATCCCCGGCATGACGCCGGGCGAAGGTTTAGAGGCTGGCACACGCGACTTGCTGATGGGCGCTATCTACGAGGCTGGTGGTCGCGTTGCGGCGCCTTTTATTGACAAGGCGTTGCAGCTGGGCGGACGCGGTGTAGGTTGGTTGTACGACACTTTGTCTGGCCAGATCGGCGTGCAAAAAGCCGCCAAGATTCTGCGCGACTCGTTGGGTGTCGATGTCGCAGCCGCTCGCACAGCAGCTCGCAATGCACCTAGCGACGTTACCGCTGCTCAATCAATTGCTGGGCTGACCTCACCGACTACGCAGGCGCTGCTCGAACAAGCTGCCAAGCGTGACCCACGTTACTTGCTGTCTACCGCTGAAGCGCAAGATGCGGCGCGCATCAATCAGCTGGCTCAGCTGGCTGGCGCTGAGACGCAGACAGGCGCTAAAGGTGCGCAGCAAGCCGCTAAAAAAGACCTGCGCAATCAATTGCTACCCACGCTTAAGCAAGAGATGGAAGCCGCCAACGTGGCAGGCGTACTCGAGCCACAGCTGCGCGCGCAAGCTGAGCGCATGGGTGCGGTTGCCGGTCAGAAGGTTGACGATGTTCGCCGCATGGTGCCCGCTGCTGAACGACTAGCTACCTCGGGTAGCCTGCGTCAGACCGCCGAGCGTGGTCTGCCGGTGCCGGGTCGCTACACCTACGAAGGTGAGCTGGCCAAGCGTGCGGATGACGTGGCAACCAAAGCGGCAGAAGGTTCGCTGGTGTTTGGTGAAGCCTCACGCTTTGCAACCGCTGCAGCTAACAGCTTGGAAGCGCATGGTCTGAAGCCTTTGAAGGGTGATGCGATTGTAACTAGCATCGAGCGCACGTTGGCTGACCCTAAACTCGCGCCTGGTAACCGTGATCTGCAACGCGCGCTAGGGCGGGTTGCCAGCGACATCAAACAGTGGACAAACGCAGGCGGTGTTATTGACGCATGGGCGTTGGACACCATTCGCAAGAACTCGGTTAACTCGGTAGCCAAGCAGTTGCACCCGAATGACGCCAAGGCACAGAAAGAACTTGCGGGCAAAGTGCTTGAGAGCGTGCGCCCCACCATCGTCAAGGCAATCGAAGACGCAGGCGGCACCGGCTACGGCGCGTACCTAGAGGCGTACAGCACGGGCTTGAAAGCGGTTAGTGAGAAGAAGCTCAGCGCCAAGGCGCTGGACATGTACCAGAACGATCCTAAAGGGTTTGTCAAACTGGTCGAGGGCAACAACCCAAAAGAAGTCGAGAAAACATTTGGCGCAGGCAGCTACGACATTGCCAAGGAAATGAGCGATAAGGCGATGGCGACACTAAAAGGCGTTGCTGGCGAGCTCAAGCGTGACATCCGCGTAGGTGAGCAGGCTGCGGCTGGCCGCGATGCGCTGCGTGAATTGCTTGAGGCAAACCAATCGCGTTTCAGACTACCGAGCTTTGCGTTGAGCCGCACAGTTACTGCGACCAACACGGCGTTAGATGCCCTCGAAGCAAAACTTGGTAAGGCAGTAATGAATAAGTTGACGGAAGCCTCCAAGTCTGGCCAAGATATGGCTAAGCTGCTGGATACGCTACCGGCTGTTGAGCGCAACAAAGTATTGCGTGCTTTCAACAACCCACAAGAGTGGATGGTTATGCCCAAAGAAGGGCGCGGCGCGGCGGCAGTTAACATGTTGGCGCCTGAAAGCGAAAACAATTTAGGGAAGTGATTACATGGCATCCTTGACCCCAACACCCAAGCAGCAATTCTTCGACGCTAACGGCGACCCGCTCGTCGCTGGTAAGGTCTACACCTACGCAGGCGGCACGACCACGCCGATTGCGACCTATACCAGCCAGACGGGCGCGACTGCTAACACCAACCCGATCATCCTTGATTCGCGCGGCATGGCCAACATCTGGCTGCAGCCGACCATCGCGTACAAGTTCTTAGTCACCGACGCGAACGACGTCCAGCAGTACACCACCGACAACATCCTGGTGCCTGTTGACAACCTGTCGTTCGGCTCGCCGCCAGCGATTGGCGACGTGGCACCGAACAGCGGCGCGTTCACGACGCTCTCAGCGACGCTAGATGTCACCTTCTCCGGCACCGGCTACGTGCAGATGCCCGTGGGGGCAACGACTGACCGGCCTACCACGCCAGCTGAAGGCATGTTTCGCTACAACAGCACGGAAGATATCTTCGAGGGCTACACGAATGGCGAATGGGGCCAGGTCGGCGGCGCAGGCGCAACCGGTAACGGGCCTGATGAAGTCTTCTACGAGAACGACCAAGAAGTCACGCTAAGCTATACAATCCCTTCGACTAAGAATGCCATGTCGACCGGCCCAATCACGCTGGGCGCGGGCTTTGTAGGTACGGGTAGCATCGCAGGCACCACGCTGACGGTGGACACCGCAACATCCGGTGCGCTGGGTGTGGGGTCGATTGTCGCTGGTTCAGGTGTCACCGCAGGCACGTTGATCACAGCGTTGGGCACCGGCACCGGTGGCATTGGTACGTACACGGTCGACGTATCGCAGTCCGTGTCACTAACGGCGATTACCGCTGCGGTGATTGTCACCGTCTCATCCGGCGCTCGCTGGGTAGTTTTGTAGAGGATTAATCATGGCTTCTTTAGTTCTATCAGGCGATACATCCGGCTCGATTACGGTATCTGCTCCTGCGGTTGCTGGTAGTACGACACAGACGTTGGTGAACGTCACAGGTACGTTAGCGCCGATTGTGAGTGGTACAGCAGTTACAGCGTCTAGTACTAGCGTTAACTTTACCGACATACCGTCGTGGGTAAAGCGGATTACGGTAATGTTTAGTGGTGTTTCTGGTTCTGGTACAAGTCCTTTTCAAATCCAACTTGGTGATTCTGGTGGCTTTGAAACTACAGGGTACGCTTCTGGTGCGGGCGCTATTGGCACAGCGTCAGCAGCGGGCGG